CTGGAGTTTCTGGTGCCTCCTGCGCGATTCGAACGCGCGACCTGCGGTTTAGAAGTTATGTTTTATACCGCTCATTAAAGTTCGTTACGCTCAATAAATGCCGTTGCGACCTGCAAAAACAAATTTTTGTCCGGTGTGTATAGTAAAACAATCCATACAGTTTGGAGGCAGTTTGGAGGCAGCGCCTCCAACCAACTTGTTGCACGTTAAGGAGAAATGGCATGAATATCTCAGTCAGATTGCGTGGCAAGGTTTGGCAAGCAAGGGTGAGGTATCGTGGAGCAGATGGACTTATTCATGAGAAGCACCACTCTTTGAGTGCTCCATCGGATAAATCTGGTCGAGGAAAAAAGACCGCCATGCTCGAGGCTGAGAAATGGGTTAAGGATGCGGGGTTTGTTGAAGTTGTTGAACAGAGTCAAGCAACAAGGCTTGATTGTTCGGCGTACACATACTGTCTCAACTACTTTAAGAGCCTTGTGTCCACGCAGCAAATCGAGCGTCGTACTTATACGTCTTACAAGAACAGTATTCGATACATAGATCTCTTCTTTGGTGAGAAACGCTTACAGGACCTTACTATTACAGACGTTGAGATGTATGTGTCCTGGCTTTATGACTCCAACTACTCAGCAAACACCATCAAGAAGGCTTTCAATGGCTTACGTCAATGTACACGTCATGCCGTAGCGATTAGAGATCTGCAATATGACCCCTGTGCGTCAATCAAGGCTCCTAGGGGCCAGCTTGCGACGCCAAATCCTTTGGACGAACCTTCCCGCAAGAAGCTTCAAGTTATGCTTGCTGCTCTAGAGCTTTCTCCCATGGTTATTGCAACGTATTTGGCGTACTTTACTGGTATGAGACGTGAGGAGTGCTGCGGGCTTCAGTGGAAGGATATAAAGCTCAAAGTTGAGGACGTCACAGCACACCTATGCCGCGCTATTTCGTATGATGGCGGTAAGACCTACATTAAAGGCTTAAAGAACGGTAAAACCAGAACGGTACCTGTCCCAGCACCACTCGTAGACATTCTTAAGCAATGGCGTTCTAAATACATCGAGGACTGTATGTTGATGGGAATTGCGTTTAATGAAGAAATGTATGTCCTTGGAGACTTCTCAGGCGAGTATCTCAGGCCAGAGCGAGTCACGGCATGGTGGAAGAGACACTCGGAAGAGTGGGGGCTTCTCGGAACACAAGGGAGACGGCCAGTCTTTCACGATCTGCGTCACACGTATGCCACAATTGCGGTGAGGACCATGGACATCAAGAGTGCGCAAGATATTCTTGGCCACAGCGATATTAATATGACAATGCGCTATGCAGATACAGATTTAGAGCAGATTCAAAAGGCAGGAAAAATCATCGGAGAAGCTCTTAACGACGCTCATAAAGACGGCGCAGAAGTACTACAACTTAGGCGAGCGATATAAAAAGAGGAGCTTATTGCTCCTCTTTTTCGTTCTCTTTTTCTATTTTTTGGAATAGAGAAACGAGCTTTCTTTGGTCCACAGCTGGAAGAACTGTATCTTCAATGTCCATGTTGTATAAAAGGCTTGAAATTTTATTTCTGGCAAATTCATATGAACTACTAGCGACCGTTTTTAAAAGCTCATTGTATAGCTTTATATCCGCGTTGCCATCGATGGTAATAGCTGCCTTACTATCCACAACAATTTTCACTGAGGCAAATGCGTTGTCTTCATTTTCGTTGAAAAGGTCGATGCCAATTCCAAGAGTAATTAATTTCGCGTGCAAATTAGTCGCTTTTACTGTTTTGGTTGCACAAGAAATTGGGCTTAATGCGAATGTGAAATGGTCGACTATTCCTTTTGTGTCAGCTGATGTTTTTGCCTTAAGCTCGCGTATTCTGGTATCAACTAATATTTGCGTTAATGCCTCTGCTTTTCGTGACATTACATACGCTCCCTTGCATCATACGTTTGAGTTTGAACATGTTCTTTTGGCTGCTTAAATAACATGACATCACATGGTTGGGGCGACCAATACAGCAGCTCCTGCGGACGATAATTTTCCGATTGAGTTAGATCTTGCTTTTGCTCTACGCCAGATAATCCGTCCTGGGACCCAAAGTCGTTGTATTGTTTACGAGCGTCTACACTTGCTTTCGTTACATACTCTTTCCCTTGATATAAGAACGTTTCAAGCTTACCGGCTTTAATGAGTTGAGATACTCTTCCTTGTGATATCCCAAGCTCTCTAGCAGCTTCTGCTTTAAGCATTCTCGGGATAGAGCTAAGGCTTGTATCTATCACAAGAGAATAAATCTTTCCACCATATTGTGGTTCATTATCAACTGTTGGCTCTGCTAATTCTTTGCCACGCATGAGCTGATCTTGAATTTCTGTAGTTAGCAAGTCAGAGGCCATTTCCAAGCAGTCCAGTTTTGAAAATCCCTCAGTTGCTCCATCGAAATCAAATGGAACAGCAATATAGAAATCACCGTCTTTGAAGATTTCGACTTCGTATACGTATAGCATTTCAGTTCCTTTAGTCATCTAGCTTTGCGTCTTTTAAAATTTGCTTATATGTGAAGTCGTTGATTTCGTTATGTCTTGGTACGAGTACGTGTCTTCCGTCTTCATGGTTAAATTTTTCGTGTTTTGTCCCACCGACAGAATAGAATCCTTCTTTTCTAAGCCTAGCTATAAGTTTCCTTCTCGATGCCATTAGCGCGTCTCCTGTTGGCAACAGTCTAAACATTCCTTTAGTGGTTTTCAAGTACTATTTAGCTTATTTAAGGTCGTATAAGCTTCTGAAGATCATATTAGTTCTGTAAGAACTTTTTTGCCTCTATTCTTCTTCAGATGCAGCTTTCGATTTTGTAACAGGCTTCTTACGCTCGTCTTTTTTCATTTTTGCAATTGCCTTACGGCTGTCATCTGTTACCTTTTCGGGCAAGAATAGGCGCGAGATTAGGGCTTCTGCAATTTCTGAATTTTTAAGGTTCTGACCTGTGGTGTTCTTGATAGCAACTCGCAGCTTATTAATGACTTCAGTTGAGATGATATGGTCTGCAAGATTCTCTCCAGAGAGGGCAATGCGTCTCTGATAATAGTCGTCAATCTCATTCTTACGATGTGCTTCTTCAGAGAGCAGGTAAAGCAGCTCTGTTTTCTGCGCTGGGGCTGTTTCTTTGTCGGAGATAGTGACTCTGAATACTAGCTTTGTGACAGGGATTTTGCCTTAGAGTTTAGTGCGGTAGACCTGCCAATCATCACCATTCGTAAGAATAATCCAGTCAATGCCTTCGTCAACAGCATATTGACGCGCTTGATTAAGGTGTGTTTCCTTGAGCTTAAGCCCAATCTGCTTAACCTCAACAACAAATACCTCTTCATCGGATGTGCGAACAACATAATCTGCAAAGCGGGAGCCAATCATTTGCTCTGCTGTGACATTGTCAAATCTATCCCAACCAAGATACTCACACAGAATGTCTGAGACAATCTTTCGAGTGTCAGCTTCTTTGAAGTCTTCAGTGCGTCCCTTTTCGACAATTGTCGTCATACGCCTTAAACCCTTTTTAATGCGGTCCTTTGCCTTGTCTTGATAAACAGCCATTACTCAAACCCTTTCACAATTCCTTCAAACTTTTATATATCGGACTCAGTTTTTGTCCGGTATTAACACTAAATTGGAACGCGCGTTCCTTGAGAACTGAACAATTACTAAGCACCATTACGCATAATATCAACTGCTTCTTGTATCTTTTTAGTTGCTGCGGTGTATGCTTCCTCTTTTGCTTTTATTGAATCATTGGTTTCCCATCCTGCGAGCTCATCAATAGAGCAGTCAAGTGCTTTACATACGCGTAGGGCGTCACCAAGCGTTATTTCCGTTGTGCCACGTTCCCAATTGCCAACTATTTTTTGTGTTGAACCAATTAGATCTGCTAGCTGACCTATTGTTAAACCCTTTGACTTTCTAATAGAGCGTAGCTGCAAATTGTAAGCGGACATTAGAATTACCTCCTTTAACTGGAGATATTACACTATTTCACAAAAAAATCCAAATATTGGAAAAAACTTCTTGACTATCCAAATTTTGTCCCTACACTATAAATTGTCCAAATTAAGGACATTATGAACTTTGAAAACCAGATAGTGGTAATTCCACATAGGTTCTATTTATCTTTTGTAAGAAAGGAGATATATGACGGTCATCAAACTTGCTGAAAATATTAGAGTTTGCCGCGCACGCAAACGTTTGACTCAAAAAGACCTTGCAGATCGTGCAGGCGTTGCTGTTGCGACCATTGGCAAACTAGAAAGAGGCATTCAGTCTGAAGAGGAAACTGAGCTTCGTACTGTCATTAAACTTGCCACGGCTTTAGATATTAGTCCTAACAAGTTAGTTGGTTGGTAGATTATGCCAATACCTCAAAATACTGGCTCAGCGTGGTCATACCACTGGGAGCCAAAAGTCGAGCATAAGCTCGAACCAGAAAAGGCCAAACCGCCCCACACAACAATATCGCATATTAAGAAAGCATCACTCATAAAGAGTTGTTTTAACGATGTGTATTACGCCAGGGAAGACAATGGAAATCTTTGGTTTCTTGGTAGTTTTGAAACGGATCAAGAAGCAAATGAAGCCTTAAAAAGGTGGGCAAAATGTCATTAGAAAAAGTAGCTACTTTTTGTAGGGATCTTAAATCATCCATTAGAAAACATCCAATTCGCATGCTTTCATGCTTGGTTTCTGTTCTATCACTTATGTTTTCAGTTTACTGCATTTTTGCTTGCTCAAAGATGACAAGCGTCGTTGGTTTGTGTGTAGCAGTGTTTGCTCTTTGCTTTGCGGGACTTATTTATTAACAAGATAAAAGTGCCCTCCTCACGCGGCAACGTGGGAGAGCGTGTCCAAAACTTTAAGGAGTTGAAATGGACGATACAAGTATACAGGTTTTTAGCTCTCAACAGTTTGGTGAGCTAAGAGCCCTCAAAGGATCTGATGGTGAGCCTTGGTTTGTCGCTAAAGATGTTTGTGATGTTTTAGAGATCAGAACCGATACAATTCGCAGAATTTTAGACGATGATGAAGTTGACGAAACGAACCCCAATACTATTGGGGTTGCTGGCGGACGAAACCCGCTCATCGTTTCTGAAGCTGGTCTTTACAATCTCGTTTTGCGCAGTCGAAAGCCAGAAGCTCGGGAGTTTAAGCGCTGGGTCACGCATGAAATTCTTCCATCCATCCGACGCTCTGGTGGCTACATTGCCACCGATGGATCTGAAAGCAATGAAGAACTACTGGCTCGTGCGGTCCTAGTCGCAAATGAAGCTATTCGGCGCAAGGATACGCAGCTTAAAGAACAACAGCGTCAGCTCTATGAGAAGGACACAACCATCATCGAGCAAGGTACCAGAATTGATGAGCTTGCTCCAAAAGCGAGTGTGTATGACACTGTAATTAACGTCAAAGGTACGATGACAATCACCGATGCTGCTCGATACCTTGCACAATATGACCCCCTCATGAACCGCAAGCGTTTATTTGCCCTTCTCCGTGCTGATGGCATGATTTGCCAGGGGAATAACGCTCCAACTAAGCGAGGAATTGAGACAGGCAGATTCGTGCAGATCATGAGCACCCGTCGAGACGGCAAATCAAATGAGCCTTATGCCAGGATGACGCAGAAAGGCTTTGACTGGTGCGTTATCGCTTACTGTACAGCTCCACTCATTGATTAGTTTTTATGGAGAGCTTGCGAAACACTGAGCTCATAACCGTTGAACAGGCTTCTCAACTATTAGGCATCCCGGTCTCCACGATGCGCAAGATGTGCGCACGAGGGGAGGTGTATGCGAAGAAAGCCGGTAAACGATGGCTCGTCAATAAACGGATTCTCTTGAGCCTTTATGGCTTACATTCTAAGGAATAACCCATGAAAAAAAGAATATTTCTTGTGGCTTTGCTGCCCTTGCTGGTCTACTTCACAGCTGATTGTTTGGGCATTTTTGAGCCGCACAATGTGGCATATCTGATGGCTTTCAGATATGCCCTAATCGCATATGGCCTTGTTGGAGCTTTAGCCGTATGGCTCAAAGACCAAGAGAAAGAGGTTTGCAATGCTGACTAAACAGGAACGTCAAGGAATTGCAGATAGAGCTAAAGCATACAAGAAAGGAGGAGAAGAGCTTAGCTGGGACCAATTTTCATACGTTCTTCTAGACATTCAGAGCTGGAGAAATGACGATGAGCTTTTAGACCGCATCGTGGAACTTTGCGACACGTCTAACATGGTTGAACCACCGTTAGACAAAGACGGCGAGATTATTCACATTCACGATGTTGTGTATGACAATACTGGAATGGAATGGGAAGTTAGAGAATTCAGATTCCCGCTCGATGGCGCTTGTATTTATGCTCGTACCGACAATGACTATTCCACGTTTCGCCCAGACGAACTCACTCACAAAGCTACGACTATTGAAGAGAATATTGAAGAGTTCAATAAAGCCGTCAAAGTAACCGCTCAATATGTCGAAGCATCAATGAATAAATGTGTTGAAGCAATGAAAAAGCTAGCCGAAGTGTTCAATAGGGTAGTTGATAGCGATGACTAACCGTCAAGAGGTAGCGAAGAAACTGCGTGAAAACAGCACTGTGCACACCACCGACGAGGCATATGTTGTTCTTCTTAATTGTATGGGCATTACATACGATTACGCTAACTTGTTCAACCGTCTAGCAGACCTCATAGACCCTACATGCAGGCCAGTTGAAGCGGACAATAACATCGTCTGTTCCGAGTGCGGAGCTGACCTGTATGACGATGACTTGTATTGTCCTCATTGTGGCGCAAGGGTGGTGCGAGAATCAGAGACGCTTGAGCAAGCTGCTCTACTGGCAAATGACTATATCGATAATCAAACACTCGCACTGGCAACGTAAAGGAGAATCAATGAAATATCGTAAGAAACCCGTAGTAATAGAGGCTGTGCAGTACACACCTGATATGACACCACCTCAATGGTTAGTTGACGCACAAGCAGCAGGTATTTTCTGTCAAACAAGAGATACAGATGGAGATACATGCTGGTGTATCAAGACCTTGGAGGGCGAGATGGTAATAAGCCCTAATGACTGGATTATTAAAGGTGTCAAAGACGAACTTTATCCATGTAAGCCAGATGTCTTTGAACAAACATACGAGCCAGAGGAGTAATAATGGATCCCGTAGACACGTCTGTTGACCTTATTGAACGGTATGCTCAATTGGCATATTTGAGCAATGGTAAATGCCTCGGCTCTGATATTAAGGGCAAACGAGTGTATCTTTCTGGGCCAATTACTAACGTGAAGAATTACAAAGGCTTGTTTATGTTTGCTGAAAAGCTCACTGATTTTGGAGAAGCAAAGCAGATCTATAACCCAGCCGCGCAGATTCCTTCAAGATCTAGCTGGGAACGGGCAATGCATCGATGTCTTTCAGAAATTACTAATTACGACACAATAGTAATGCTGCCTGGCTGGAGTGTTTCTCGAGGGGCGAAGCTTGAGCGTGATGTTGCACTTGCATGTGGAATGCATGTTGTTGATTTCGGTGAAAACAAGATTATTTATGGCCTTTATGGCGCACTCAAAAAGACTCTTGAAAGACTCTTGTAAGTCATCTTACTAATAGAAAGGAGGCTCATATGGGTGCCGCAGATATTGTTGTTCTAGTTTTCTGCATTCTCGCTGGTATTGCTTTTGCTTTTAGCGATTAAATTCTCCGCTTACTGTTAGGAGGTTAAATGGAGCTACTGACCTTTATCGTTGCTTATTTGCTAATTCTTTTAGCGTTTGTTTTTCTTGTTCCTATCGTCGGTTTAGTGAGTTACACAATCGCAATTAACGCAGCAGATTTAATTGACGATTTATTTTAATTTCCCATTTTCAACAACCAAATAGAAAGGCTTTAACCATGAAGAAGATTCTTCAATGGCTGGCTATCTGCGTTTTTGCGGTGCTGGTATTTGTTCCAGCATTTGCACAAGCGCAAACCGTGCCGACCACGATTACCAGCTTTAGAGTTACGGACAAAAACAGGCAGGACTTAACCTCTGCATTCACGAACCAAGACATCTATTTAACCGCTTCATGGAGCGCAACGGGCGAAGTCCACGAGGGCGACACGTTCTCGCTCGGTATCCCTGACATTCTCGACTTCCCAGCAACGAACGCGGCCAGCTTCGACATTTACGCTCCAGACGGCAACGTCATGGCAACCGCGCAAGTGACACACGGGCGTGTCACGATCACTTACACGTCATGGGTTGAAGGTAAAGACCATGTGCAAGGTACATTGTGGCTTGCGGCACACGTCAAAGCCGACGCAGCGGCAGGCACAACCACACTAAGGCTTGTCGATGAAGCTACGGGGCAGGTTGTCGAGACTAGCTTCGAGACTAAGCATTACGGCACTATTCAGCACGAAGTCATCGCAAAATGGGGAGTCAAAACCGACCACGGAACGGTCGAGTGGTCGGTACGTCTAAACCACGCAGCGGACAATCTCACTAACGTTGTACTAGAGGACACAGCGCAAGAAGGTACACGCATTATTCCTGGCTCATTTAGGCTCTACCGCGTTCACATGGACGCATATGGCAACGCAGATCCTGCAAGCTGGGTTCGCGTCAACGTTCCCGAGCCGGTTATTAGCGGCAGCGGTTTCACGTGGGACTTGAGCAGCGTGGACTTCCAAGGCAACCAGTACTTCATGTATTACGAAACCGAGGGAACAGAGACAACCTCGAACGCAATCCAGCTAAAGAGCCGCGAGACAACGCAGGGCTCACGCTATCAATTCGTCAACCAGGAAAGCGGCGGCAACGGCAACGGCGATAATCGACCACAGCCAACTGAGCCGGAGACTCCACCTTCTCCAGAGCCTAATCCAGGACCACAGCCACAGCCTACTCCACAGGACGTAGACCCAGAACCACAGCCTAAGCCTGAGCCAGCAAAGCCAGTGAAGAAGGCAAAGAAGAAGGCTGTACTTCCTGCAACAGGAGACTTTAACAAGACACCTGCACTTGTATATACAGTGCTCATTGCTGCATTTATATGCCTTGCGACCTATTTGGGCGCAATGTTGCAGTTGGGAGGTAAACACTAATGAACCCTAAAGAAGCAGAAGACAGAGAGCGTCTCGAAAAGATGACGATGAAGGAGATCAAGGCAGTCGCAAAGGACGAGGGTATCACTCTTGGATATGACGGCTCAAGAAAAGCGAATGCGATTGGCTTAATCCTTGAGTGGAGACGCTTTAAAGGCGTGTATATGAAGAGGTACTAATGAAAAAACAACAACGTATTGCTGACGTGGTTTTTATTCGTGACATGGTTAATGAAGTACGTAACCATCAGAACTTCATGAGCCGCGCTCTCATATGCAATGATTTAGCTGCCTTTCTTTACAGACTTAGTTTGTCAGAGAAGTGCTTAACAACATTGCTAGACTTGCTTGACAAAGACATCGAACATCTCATAAAAGACGAAGAATCACAAGGCGGCAAATAATGAATCGCTCAATAAAAGTTCGATTAAATTCGAACGGTATTTGGTGCTGTCGCCTGTATCTTGGAAGAAACCTTAAAGGCAAAATCATTCAGCCTTATGCGAGTTTCCCTGCAGCAAAGACGCAGAAAGAAGCTGAAGAATTAGCTAATATGTGGGCTTCACATATTACGTCTGACGGAAAAGTTAAAAGTACTCAGCTTACTGACTTGCTTCTTGAATATGTGTCGATTAAGCGAAGAAACGGCGCGAGCCCTAACACCACAAGGCAGCATGAAGGCTTTATTAGAAACCATATCAACGGAAGGCTTGGTAAAGAGGACGTAAGGAGTGTTACGTCCTCTTTACTTACCTCGTTTGAACAGGATCTATTGAAGAAAGGGTTGTCTCGAAACAGTGTAATCAACCTGCATCAGTTCTTAAGAGGTGCTTACAATTACTTTGTTTCCGCTGGTATATGCGACTATAACCCGCTTATTAACGTGGCCAAGCCGTCTAGGGAAGTCCATGAAGCTGTTTCCATTGAAGAATGGGGTTTCGCTGGAATAAGTACTCTTATTAATTCCAGAATTACTACAGCCATTCAAGAGAATGAGTTTAATTCCCGTGTTGTTTGCGCATTTGCTGCATGGCTTTCGTTAGTCACGGGAACGCGCTGTGGTGAGGTCTGCGCCATTAGGTACAGTGACGTAAACATGCTATACAAGCATATTCACGTATCCGGTACTGTCATTGAGGAATCTTACAGAAAGCCATATAGGCGAGAGTCCACTAAGGGTAAGAGATCAAGAAACATAGCCATTACCGATTCTGATATCAGCTTTATTAGCGACTACATGAAGCTTCAGAAAGCTCATATTGGCTTTGTAGAGTCTTCTACACCGTTAATTAGTCTTGATGGCTCTTACATGCGACCTACGAGCGTCTCGAGGTCGTTTACACGTATGAGACGCACTCTTCAGCTACCTCAAGGCATCACATTCCATTCACTCAGGCATACTCACGCGTCTTGGTGTTTGGCAAGTGGCGTTGACTTAAAGACTCTCTCAGAGCGTCTTGGCCATGCTGACCCAGCAACGACATTGAGAATCTATTCCCATTTGCTACCAGGACGTGATAGGGGAGCGGCAGAGGCGTTTGGAGACGCTCTGAGAACCATTGAACAAAGAGAGTTCTAATCGCTCCATGCTTTAAACGCTTGTTGCAATTTGTTGCAATTAGCAATTTTCAATCAAGTTGAATTCTACAAAAAACGTTCATTCAACTTGGAAATTCTTTTTATCCCTTAGTGAGTGCTAGATAAGAAGTAATTATCAGACAATTAAAGAAAGGCAGATACTAGCATGGCTATTTCTAAAGTCACAAAGGATCTACGCAGATTGCTTGACGCTCAAAATATTCCTTGGGAAGACCATTCTGGATTTACTACTGAGCGAACTTGGATTCCATTAGATGATGGGTCAGTACTTTGTTGTTTGTGCTCTTACTACGTAACGCCAAGTGGTATTGAGTATGGTGTCACAAGAGGATTTCCATTAAAGCTTGAGGTTTCTATTATTCATTCGATAGATGATTATTCGTCTGAAGCGGGAATGCCTAAGACGCCAGAAGAGATTCTGGAGGTGCTTGGTAGACATGGAGCGAAGTAAGTACTGCCAAGAGTTATGTGACGCTCTAGAGCTTTATGGGAAGACGTGGACTGACCGCAGCAACGCTTGTGTTGAGCATATCTATTTTAAGTCTCGCGGTAACTGGGTCTCAGTCTTATATGGTGACGATATAAGAGGCTTCCCGCATAAGTTCCTTGTTTGGGAAATGTCTAATTACTCGTATTCACCTCGTGTGATGGACGTTGAAAAAATCATCGATAAGTATTTTTAGGAGTTCAACATGTCAATTAACCACGTTAATATCTCTGGAAACCTAACCCGTGACCCAGAGCTCCGCTCTACCGCTGGCGGTACAAACATTCTTTCCTTTGGCGTCGCGGTTAACGACCGTCGCAAGAACCCGCAAACAGGCAAATGGGAAAATGTTCCTAACTTCGTTGACTGCATTGTTTTTGGACAGCGTGCTGAAGCTCTTTCACGCTTTATCTCCAAAGGCGCAAAAGTTTCTATTGATGGAAAATTACATTACAGCTCATGGGAAACAAAGGACGGCCAGAGACGCAGCAAACTAGAGGTTGTTGTAGAGGAGATTGAGTTTCTATCCAGGACTCAAACAACGACCGCTACAGATCAGGGCCAGCCTTCATTCACGGCACCGCAAGCGCCAGAAGAAGAGCTTTACGATTCGGACATTCCGTTCTAAAGACTAATTAAATTATTTATTAGTTGAGTAGAGCCTACAAAAAGGGGTCTTGGAGTCATCTGAGACCCCTAAATTGAAAAAATTAGGCTAAAAATTATGTAGATTTTGTTGGTAGCGCTCAATAAATTCCGTTACGCTCGATACGCTCATTATGAGATTTTCGATATGCTATACTTGCTTCGCTTTTCTATCTAAAAGCGTAACGGTATAGCAGAAAGCAGCTTGCGAATTGCACGCAAAGCAATTTCGCAAAGCGGCGGAGAAAGGCTCGCAAGCGTACCGGTTGCGCACCCTCCTATAAAAAATTAGAGGTTATTCCGCTCAACAATACAATAATGTTTATAAGTTGTAGAAAACTTGTAAACATAATGTTGAAAACTCTCTATCAAACCAGCTAAATCATATAATTTAAATAACTACTCTAACTAAACGTATCTACGTTTGGAGAAATATGGATTACAGTGGTTTGACTGCATCAGAGTTCTTTCACGGTGTAGCAGAAGCATCCAAGGAGAACACTAGAGCATTACAGCAAATTATGAGCCTTCAAGAAACAGAAGGAGCGAAGGCTCAATCTTATTCAGCTGGTGGGGGCAGGGGTTCAAATCAAGACACGATGGCAAAAGTGGATAAACGCATAGATCTAGAAGCATTGTTGTCTAAAAGAATGAATGACAATTATGACTATATCAATGATGCTTACACGCTTCTGTACGGTGTGAGTCAGCTCGGAGACGGTGGCATATGTCAATTAATGAGCAGCTCTATTTATGCTGACTTACTTCAATGGCGCTATCTTCAATGCTTAACGTGGAGTGATGTATCTGAGAGACTTCTTACTCCTGTAAGAACACTTCAACAATTAGAACGTGAAGTATTTGAAACAATTGATGAGGAGAATTACATCGAGAAATTCTTGAAAAAATAATTAATCTTTTTTACCTTTTTGCTTGTATTGTATAGATAATAGTTATATACTATATACAACAAGAAAGGAGGTGAGAGATGGAAGAAAAGATATGGCAATTATTTCTCGCAGTCTTCACAGCAGTAGCTACAGTCACAGTTGAAAAGATTGCAGAGAAACTAAAAAAGTCCCACCCCGACGAAGAGTAAGGACTTAAAGCCAAAGGGGATATCAGTTGCAGCTGGTATCTCCTAGGCTCTAAGATTAACATAAAGGAGCACAAAATGGAAAACGTATTACTTATATTAGTTACTGTTGCAGTAACGCATATTCTCTACAAGACCATTCGCAAGAAGGAAAGACGATAATGGCTACTAGTGAAGCTCAAAAGCGGGCAAGTGCTAAGTATCGCAAAAACAACGTTAAGGCGATTATGTTCAACCTGTACCCAAGCGATAAAGACTTGTTAGAGTTTCTAGAATCAAAGAAGAACCGCTCGAGCTATATCAAAGAGTTAATTCGTAAAGATATGGAGAACTCGAGAAAATAAGTTCTGCATACTCTTGCGCACTCTTGCGCGGTGTTTTGTGATATTATGTACATTAGCGATTTACGCAACAAAGGAACTAATAAGCGTTCTGGTTATGAGCCAGGGCGCTTTTTTGTTTAGCAAGGTGATCTAGTGGCAAAGAATGTTCGCCAGGGAAATGGTAATGCTAGACGCAAGTTAAGAGCCTGGCTAATGGCTCAAGGACTGCCGTGTGCAATTTGTGGCAAGTCAATTAACTATGCGCTCCCTGCTGGGCACCCAGACGCGTTTGAAGTTGATGAGGTTGTACCTGTATCAAGGTACTGGCTCAGGCTTTACAACGCTCAGCGTCATTGTTGGACAGGACCTTTTGAGTCTGGACAAGCAGCGGCGCTCAGCCAGGACAACGTACAAGCTACTCACCGCCACTGCAATCGTGAGAAGAGCAACAAGATTCCTTGTGATGTGAGTGCAGGAAAGATATTCAGAAGCAGACAGTGGTAGCAACAAGGGGTGGGGTGACCCTCACCCCCTATAAGCAGCGGCTATCTCGGCGGCACAGAGCCATTTTTTCAGACGGGGCAATATAGCTGGCTACGAATGAGAATGCACACGTGAACGGAAGGAGCGTGCATGGCGAATAGTAAGCATGGAGCAACACTCTCGCAGACTGAGATTAATTACATTATAAAAGCTAAAGACCAGGGCGTTCCAAACAAGGTTATTGCAGATACCATCGGGCGTTCCGTGCGTGTGGTGCAGAAGTACTACAGCATGTATCGGCAAAAGAATAACGCAGCAAAGACAGCAATGGAGAAGCTCCCTGACAAAGAGACTCTTACTCACACGCTGCCATTCAGAGAGCGCAAACAACAGAACACAATCGAGCGCTTAAAGGAGCTTCGCAATTTGCTCAGAGAGCAAATGCTCGTTGCTGATCCACGCAACATTTCCTCAATATCCAAAGAATATCGAGCGGCGGTCACACAGATTGCTGAGCTGGAGGGAGCTGATGCAACAGATGTCGTTGAGACAAAGCACGATGACGCAGTCGCACAAGCCCTCAAGTTCGTCGTTGGAGCCTAGGTATTGCATTTATGAGCCATATACAAAGTCACTAGCACCGCTTGTGGTAGCGCTTGCTAAAGAGGGCGGTTTTGATTTTGCACAGTGGCAAATCAAGGCGCTAGATATTCTTGCAGCGGTTGATACTGACCTTCAGTTCATTCAGCGCATCTTTGGCTTATCTGTTCCAAGACAGAATGGTAAGACAACCATTGTTGAGTGGTACATCATTACGCTTGCGATGATGCTTGGTTATCGTGTTCTATGGACTGCGCATAACTACAACACGACAATGAAGACGCTCGAGGACTTCCGCAACATCTTAGGCGCAAAGCCAAACGATGAGGTGCGAGGTGTCAAGTACTTCAATGATTCGCTCTTAAGAGTCTCATCGAAGACCGCACAAGAAAGCTTTACCTTTAAGCCACAAACAGAAGGCAAAGGAGAGGGCTTTATAGCATTCTCAACGAGAACTAAGACGGCCAATCTTGGTAATACCTTCGACTTGATTGTGGTTGATGAGGCACAGGAACTTTTACCAGAGCACGTTCAAGCCTTGTTGCCAACTACCTCGAGTGGTCCTAACAAGAACCCACAATTTATTTACATGGGTACTCCAAGGCGAGCCGGCTCTCCTGCTGACAAGTTCGACAAAATGCGTTCAGACGCAATTAACAACAAAGGCGAGATTGAGACTTCCTGGATTGAGTATGGACTTGAAGAAGTCGGTGATGTCACAGATGAGGAGCGTTGGTACCAAGCAGCACCATCGCTTGTCGAAGGCATTACGAATATTACGGCTTTACGCGCTTTGAGAACACAGATGGATAGTTTGCAGTTTGCTCAAGAGTGCCTGGGCGTATGGCTTACCCCGCAAGAGCTTGCAGGAGGTGCGGGAGCGCCGCTTATTGACAAAGAGACTTGGCAGAGATGCGCAACATCTACACCACCTCAAGGCACGCCATCTGCATATGCGGTGAAGTTCTCAGTTGATGGAATCTACTTCGCTGTATGCGTTGCAATCAAAGACGGTGACACAACACACGTTGAGCTCGTAGACAAGCGAGCGACAATTGGCGGCAAGCAAGCGCTTGCAGAGTTTGTCACCAAAAGGGCGCAAACGGTACCAGTCATCATTGACGGTAAAGCGGGCGCTGAGTCTCTCTATAGGCGTGTTATCGATTCTGTTCCAGAAGACAATGTGACAATTCCAGCGGCTGCTGACCTAATCACAGCCAATGTTGACTTTGTCGATGCAGTCAATGAAGGCTCAATTACATGGTTTAAGCCTGACTCCTTAGATGACTCAGAAGAAGATGAGCTGACAAAGGCAGTCACTGAGTCTTATAAGCGCCCCATCGGTCGCACAGGCGGCTGGGGCTTTGATGGTGAGAGAGCAGCGGTTGTTGAAGCTGCAACATTAGCTGCTTGGGCAGCAAAGCAATATGAAGATGATGAAGATGAAGGCGAGGTGTTCTTCTAGTGGATAGAGGACTCGATGCTTCCATGGCTGCTGCCATTGGTTTGTCTGATGAGAACAGAGAGGTTGTCTCTCAGCTTGTGGCAGTTTGGCGCAAGCACTATACCAGGAACGTTCTCAGAGACCGTTACTATAACGGTAATGTCAAGGTGAAGGACCTTGGCGTTTCTGTTCTTCCTCAGTTGGCTTCCAAGATTGATGCCAAGATTGACTGGGCTGCAAAGTGCGTCAACTGGTGGGCAGATCGTGTACAGTTCCAGAACTTCAATGCAACGGACATGGCTGTTAAAGAAGAGCTGCGCTCCATTGCTCGAGAGAATGACTTAGAGAACTTGGTGCGCAAGGTTGTCATGAGTTCACTCAGGCACTCAGTTGCGTTTATTAGTGTCACCCAGGGTAATCCAGAATTAAATGAGCCGGATGTTGTTATCTCCGGTTATCCCGCAACGGCCGCATCTGCAATCTGGTCAGACGCTAAGAAGCGCATTGAAGCTGCTCTTGTAGTTGTTGACGCTGAGTGGAATAAGACGCAGTCAATCAAAACTCCAACACTTGTTTACGTCTTCACAGATGACATGTTTATTACGCTCAGCTTGCTCGATGGTAGATGGTTTGCAACTGAAGAATCGCACTCAATGGGTCGTGTACCTGTTGAGCCCGTGGCATATCACTCAACGCTTGAGCGCCCTTTTGGCACTTCGCGTATTAGCCGCACGGTTATGAGTCTTGTTGATGATGCACAGCGTGAGATTCTCAACATGAGCGCAACCGCTGCATTTGCTTCTGCACCACAGAAGTATTTGCTTGGAGCTGATGCAAGCGTTGCTCAGAAGATTGCTGACTCACCATTTGGCGCATTCATTGGTTCAACGTTTATCGCAACACCAAACAAGAACAAGCAGATTCCGAACTATGGACAGCTGCCACAGCTTACTATGCAGCCGCACAGTGACTATATGAAACTGCTTGCTTCCATGTTCTCAGACGCAACGAACGTTCCACTTTCCTCGCTGAGCTTCACATCTGCTAATCCAACTTCAGCGGACGCAATCATTGCTAACCAGGAAGACGCAATTATCGACATTACAAGCTACATTGCTTCTTGCAAGAGATCTCTTGTCAATGTCTCAGCTATGGCTCTCGCGGTAAAGCATGATTTAGACTTCTACAGCGCCATGCGAGACAACGAGACAACGGCAGTATTCGCTAACCCGGAGACACCATCACCCGTCTCAATGTCTGATGCCATCACAAAGCAGGTATCTACCTTCCCATGGCTTGCAAGCTCTGATGTCCCACTGCGAGCTCTTGGTTATAAGGATGATGTTCTCACAGAGCTTCAAGCTGACCGCCGCCGTTTTGCGGCACAGGAGCTGGTTAGAACTGCTGCACAAAGTGAGTAGTTATGGACATTTCAAAAAAGGAGATGGAGTCGTACCATCGACTACTATCTCAAATTCAAGAAAGGTCTAAGTCTACTTTTAGTCGTCTTGTTGAAGCTGGTCTAAAAGCTAACCCAAACATGGATGATGGCGAGTTTCTTAAACTCGTTGAGAATTCAATGATTAGCACAACGCTTTCTTTTGGTGATGCAGCAGGAACTGTCGCACTTGATTTTTTTGATGACGCAATAGGAATTCCGTCAAAAAATACAGACCTTGTTAAACTCCCTTATTTCGTAAATGACAAAATAAGGGAGCGCATCACTCAATATGCTCAAAATAACGAGATTAAAAGTGGGGACTTCAAAGAGATTTGCGGCAATCTTGTTGCAAGTGAGGTTCTGCAGCAAGCAAATCGGACAATAAGCAAAGCTGGTGCAAGGAACGGAATGAAATTTGCTCGCGTACCACAAGGTGGCGAGTGTCCATTCTGCGCTTGGCTTGCTTCTTTTGGCTTCCATTACACAGAAAAAGGCGCAAATTCTCATTATCATGATCATTGCAGATGCAAGGTTGTTGCTGGAAAACCTGGAACTAAAGTCGGTGGCTATCAACCAGAGTTAATCAGGAGTAGATTTAAAGAGGTTGCTGATTCAATAGGATTAGATGTAAATAATGCTAAAGACAAAAAAGCAATCTTAAAAGAATGTGCTAGAAGAGATTCTAACTGGCTTAACGGAAGAGAGCCTAGGGTTTCCTTTACAAGCAAAGCTGTCAGAGACGATATTTTAACAAACCACAAAGACGAGTACGAATCAGCTCAGAGAATGATTAAAGTTGGCATGCCGTGTTGTTTCCAGCAGGATTTTAGGACTTATCGTGATGGGAAAGAAGAGAAACGAGTTGGAAAAGCTGATTTTACTAAAGGTCTTGAGCTTAAAGTTTTAAAAAATACATCTTCATTCAACACGATTGATGGGTATTTAAAAAATACGAGTAGGAAAGAGGACTGCACTTGGGTTGTTTTTGATAATTCAATTAATCCAGATATGACAGATGTTCAGCTTGAAGAAAATATATTAAAAAGCAAGAGATTTAAAGCTGGTCGTATCTATTATTTAGGACATGACATGAAGATACATTTTGTCAGATAAAAAAATCGCCCCGGTCATCCCATAAATTGTGATAGCGAGGGCGATTGCAAGTTAAATATACCACATTTCCCGCTAGTTTAACGGAAAAAACAAAAGATTCTGGTTCTTTAGATCTACGTTCGATTCGTAGGCGGGAAGCCATTAAATCCATTGTGTAATCAACCAGCCGCACGGCTGGTTTTTTATTAAGGTCCGCACGGACAGAAAGAAAGGGGCACAAGATGCCAGACACTACTGAGCAGGAGCAAGTACAAGAGACAACAGAGGAAGTCAAAGAAGAAGCTGCACAGCTTGATGAGACTGACACTGTCGACTACTGGAAAGCCCAAGCACGCAAATGGGAGAAGCGTTCTAAAGAGAATTCCAAGGCTACAGAGGAGCTTGCAGAAGCACAAAAACGTGCACAGGAAGCTGAAGACGCAGTAAAGGGTTATAAGACCCGTGAGGAACAAGCCTCAATGAAGAGAAAGATTGCGTCTGAGTTCAATGTGCCGGAAGAGCTTGTTGTAGGTTCCACAGAAGAGGATATGCGCCAGTTTGCAGAGGTACTCGTCAAGCACCTAAAGCCCAAAGCAGGAGTAAAAGCTCCACACCCTGGCAAGTTCACCACAGAAGCAGGAGATAACTCCGCAAAGGTTGAGCTTGCACGTCAATTATTTGGTAACTAAGAAAGGATTTAACAATGCCAGCAACAAACACTACTAACATTAAGCTTCCTGTTGAGATTGCAAAGGACCTTGTCTCTAAGGTTGCAGACACTTCCGTCATTCAGACTCTGTCTGCTTCTTCTCCAGCAATCTTTGCAAACCGTGCTTCCATCCTGTTCACACAGGACCCAGAAGCTGAAATTGTCGGTGAGTCCGCACAGCACTCTTCTCAGACTGTCGGTCTGAAGCCAGTTGACCACACCATCAAGAAGCTCTCTGTCACTGTTCGCTTCTCCAACGAGGTACAGTGGGCAGATGAGGACAGCCAGCTTCAGATTGTTGACGCAATCGTTGACAAGTCTGCTGCTGCTCTTGGCCGTGGTCTTGACTACCTTGTCTTCCACGCTCTCAACCCTGCAACTGGTATGCCTGCTACTGGTTTGACTGCTCTGACCGCTGGTGCTACCGCTGTCACTGCAACCACTGACCCAGCTGCTGACCTCGATGCACTCGCTGACGCAGTTGACCCAGGCTACTCCATCTCTGGTATCGGTCTTTCCAAGGCATACGCTTCCAGCCTGCGCAAGGTTCGTGTCAAGAACACTGGTCTGCGCATGTTCCCTGAGATTCCAATCAACCTCAACACTGGTGTAGTCGATGGCCTTGCAGCTGCAACTTCCAACACCGTCTCCGGTGCTCTTGCTAAGACTGCAACCAAGGTTCTCGCAGTTATGGGTGACTTCAACCTCATTAAGTGGGGCATTGTCCGCGACATCAACATTGAGACCATCGAGACTGGTGACCCAGATGGACTCGGCGACCTCAAGCGTCTTGGCCAGGTAGCTTACCGCGCAGAGGTTGTTTACTCTTACGCAGTCATTGACCCTAAGGGCTTCGCAGTTCTTAAGAGTGCTTAGTCATGGCGGGGCAGAATAAGCCCTTCGCAACTCTAAGCGACTTAAAAGCAATGTTTCCAACCCTAGAAGCAACAGATGAAGGGAGGGCAGAGAACCTGCTCTCCCTTATCTCTGCTGCTGTTGGCTCTCTCTGTGACGTTGAGTCTAAGGACCCAGCTGTTCTGAAGCTTGTTGTTTGCCAGGTGGCAATCCGAGTTCTTCAGGCTGGCTCAGAAACACCAATCGGCGTGCAGTCAGAGTCCTGGACTGCTTCACCTTTTGGTGGTTCAGTATCCTACTCAAACCCAACAGGAGACATTTACTTCACAGCCTTTGAGAAGTCACTTCTTGGAGTCGACGAGGGATACGCGATATTTGCGAACCCTCTGCCAAAGGAGGACTAATGAAGCCAACAATGACGCTCTTTGTTAAGGAGCGCACCTCATCTGGTGCCGACCGATTTGGCAATGAGTCATTTACGTATTCGGAGCCAATAAGCGTTCCTGGATGTCTCTTTGCGCCATTCCAGCCAAAGGACCTAGAAGTGAGTAGACCTGAAGGCGTTGAAGTCACAGCGACTGCTTACTTCCCAAGAGGATGGGCGCAGCGTCTCAGACGTGCGCAGGTTAGTCCGGATGGAAAGCGTTGGTTTAACGTTGTTGGTGCTCCAGTTGACTTCCCAGAGCAGATGATTCCAAAGGGCTGGAAATGGAGCTGCTTAGTACCGCTTGGAGTTGTAGATGGCTAGGCAGTTCACGGCTTCCAATGCGGGAGGCACAGTCAAGATGATCTATAAAGCAAACAAGCTGACATCAATCTTGACCGGCTCTAAGACGCAGGAAGTCTTACGTAAGAGTGCAGAGAAGATACGAGCTCGTGCCGCTTCAATGTATAGCGCTAAGGATTATGGCGTAAAGGTCACAGTCGGCAAGAACCGTGCTCATGCGGTCGTTCACACAGCAAGCGTACACGCAATCAATTCTAATGCTCTGCATAACACGCTGCAAAAGGCAGCTAGGGGGTAATCATGATATTTAGCTCAATGGAGCATGTCATTAAGTGGGCACATACCACAATCGGTTTGCCATGTTCAACCGAAGTTCAGAAGAACACTCCAGACGAGTTCCTTCTTGTTGACCGCACGGGCGGCGAGATGGACTACCCGCATGATTCCCCTGAATACACTATTTCAATTTGGACGAGGAGCAGCGCACGCTCTGAGCAGGTTGCTCATGAGCTTGCAATTGCTCTTAAAGTGACCCCGCCAACCAGCAGAAACATTAACGCCGTCTTCACGCCAAACGTATTTAGTTATGGCAAGCAGGAAGGCGACTTTGTCGTGTGGCAGGTCACATTCTCTATGTCAGTCAATATCAAAGATGAAAGGAATTAACTATGGCAGTTGACGCTTCCAAAGTACTTGTTGGCGCTCTCGACCAGGCTACCACTGGCGCTGTCCTGGATGCTCCAGTTGGAACTCCTATCCCAACGGACTTGAACGCTGCTCTTAATGCTGCGTTTAAGGACTCTGGTTATATCTCCAGCGACGGTATCGCTCTATCCACTGATTACTCTACCAAGGACATTACTGAAGCAAACGGCGCTAATGTCCGTCAGCTTCTGGAGAAGTTCGATGGTACGGTCAAGTTCACTGAGCTTGAGATGTCCGAGCGTGCAGCGACTCGCGCGTTTGGTAAGGATGCAGTAACCGTTACCGCTGCAACTTCTACCCGTGGCACACAGATGAAGATTGCAATCGGTGCAAGGCTTCCAGAGGTCCGCGAGTGGGTATTCAAGTTGAAGGATGGCGCTGCAAAGATGATGATTATCGTTCCTCGCGGCCAGGCTATCCCACCTTCTGAGATGAACTTCCAGTCCGCTGAAGCTGTAACACTTCCAGTCGAGCTAAAGTGCCAGCCAGACGCACAGGGCAATAGTATCTACATTCTTACTGATGATGGAGTAGTGACTCGATAATGCTTAACTTCTCAACCTCCCACAAGACGCTTGATATTACCGTTGACGGTGCAGAGTGCCATATCCCTCTCCAGCTAACTCTTGCAGACATTGAACGTGTTGGTATTCTTGAGAATGCTGAAGCTTCTAGCATGGAAGCAGTTAAGTGGTTCGTAAGCTTCTTGAAGCCTTATGTTGTTGAGGTTGAGAAGCTTAGTATTGACGATCTATCTTCCATCATGTCTGAGTGGAATAAGATGCGTGTTGAAGTTGGTGAGGTTACAGCGGGGGAATAGTTTGGCTCTCGCAGGTGATTCTTAAGCATACCGGAGAGCTTGAATATGACCTCATGACACTCACAAGCTTCACGTTAGATGACCTTGGAGAGCGCCTTAGTTATAGGGCGCTCTTTTCTTTTATCAATAACTTGCCTAAGACTTCAGCGCTTTGGAAGGCAGCACATCCGGATGACATTGACTATGCACTCTGGGAATCGCAGGAGATTGTTCCTCAACTTCTCGCAAGGCTCTCAGACCAGATAAGTCAGCTTGCATGGATGTATTCATCTGCTCACACAACTAAGAAGCAGCCTAAGCCCAAGCCACTCACACGCCCCGGCGTTGAGAGCGCCAAAGAGGAGGTCTACGGCAAGGACCCAATCCCAATCAGCCAATTCAATGACTGGTGGGACTCACATTAATTAGGAGGTGAATATGGCTAACGCAGAAGTGGGTTCTGCTTACGTCTCTGTCATTCCCTCGACTAAAGGTTTTAATGAAGGCGTAGCAACAGCGGCATTTGACGGTATGAAGACAGCTGCTTTGGGAGTTACCGCGGCAGTTGCAGCAATCGGTGCAACAATGATTGCAATCGGCAAACAGTCGCTTGATGCATATGCAAACTTTGAGCAGCTGTCTGGTGGCGTAGAGAAGATTTTTGGCGAAGCATCGAGCCAAGTAATGGCTAATGCTCAAGCTGCCTATGCCGTTGCTGGTGTCTCGATGAATCAGTATATGGACCAGCTCAATAGCATGGGTGCAGCTCTCAAGCAGTCTTTTGGCGGTGATGTAGTTGCGGCGGCTCGTGCGGGCAACATGGCAATTACCGACATGGCTGACAATGCGTCAATCTTTGGTTCTAATCTCCAAGACATTCAGAACGCATATCAAGGCTTTGCAAAGCAGAACTACACCATGCTTGACAACTTGAAGCTTGGATATGGCGGTACAAAGCAGGAGATGGAGCGTCTTATTGCAGACGCTAACGCCTTTGAGAAAGCACAGGGACGCGCTGGTGACTTAACCATCGAGAAGTATGGTGACATCGTCCAGGCAATCCATGACATCCAAGAGCAGCAAGGCATTATGGGTAACTCTGCTGAAGAAGCAGCAGAGACTATCCAAGGCTCTATTCAGATGATGCAAGCTTCCTGGGAGAACTGGCTCACGGCACTTGGTGACCCAAACGGCGACATTGAAGGCATGTCTGAGAAGCTTCTGAGGTCTATTGGAACGGTTGCAAAGAACCTCATCCCAACAATCGTCAGAATCACCAAGGGACTTTTTAAGGCTCTACCAGACGTTGCAAAGGGCATTGGTGAGGAACTTGGCAACATGCTTGCTGCTGTTGTTGAGAGCCTTGATTTTAAGTCAATTACGTCTGGTATGTTCTCATCGTTTACCAGCGCAGCCAAGGCAACAGACCTCAAGGACCTTGGAGCAAGTGTCGCAGAGAAGTTGACAGGATCTATTGAGTCTTTCTTATCTGACAACCAAGTTGCTATAGGTGACTTCATCGATACAACAGGCTTTGATGTCTATGGCGTCGCTGATTCTCTTGAGGGGCTTATAAGCTCAATTGAAGACTTTGCAAAAGGCATTGGTGATTCCTTCAACAATATTATTGAGAACACAAGCGCCCTGGATGAAGTCAATGGTATCTTCAAGGCTAATATGGAGCAGGTATCGCTTGCTCTTGAGTTCTTTATGGACCTACTCTCGAACATTCTGAACGTGCTTACTCCATTTATTGAACCGCTCATGGAGCTTGGCGTTAGCGTGCTGCCACTTGTCCGTGGCGCAATGGAAGGCTTGAATGGCGTTCTCAGCTTTTTGATTGATACCGTGAATGGTGTCTTCTATGCTCTACAGCCTTTAATCGACCAGATTGCAAAGGACCTCACAGCTTGCATCCAGTCTGTTACCCCTCTCTTTAAGGACATGGGTGACGATATGTCCAATGCTGGTAGTGACGCGGCTAATTTTGGCGTTACAGTTCGCGAGATTTGCGGCGGTCTTAGACCAGTTATTGAGGGACTAGCAACAGTTGTTCACAATGGCATGGCGGGTATTGCAGCGGCGCTTTCAATCGGTACAGCGGCATTCCTTGCATGGAAGGACTTCTGTTACTCGATTGGTGACGGCATCAAAAACAACTTCAATAACATGGTCAGCTTTATCTCTGGCATTCCTGGCAAGATTAAGAGCTTCTTTGCTGGTCTTGTTATCCAGTTACCACACATCAAGGTTCCTTACCTCCACGTCTCCGGTTCATTCTCGATTGTTCCACCTTCTGTTCCGCATTTCAGTATTGAATGGTACGCAGAGGGCGGCATTCTTACTAAGCCAACGATGTTTGGTATGAACGGCTCGAGCCCAATGGTTGGCGGTGAAGCGGGTCCAGAAGCAATTCTTCCAATCGACAACATCAAGGGTTACATGGTTGACGCAATGAATGAATCTAACCATGAGAGTGCTGTTGTTGCCGAGATTAGGAACATGCGTGAAGACCTTAAGAACATGAAGCTTTATATGGATGCAAGACTTGTTGGCGGTGTCGTGTCTCCTTACGTCGATGCCAACCTGGGTGCTTATAAGGTGGTGGCAAGCCGATGAACCTCGAGATATATGTAGATGGCACACCGATTTGTGAGACGTTCAACATGATCATGACAGATTACGTTGACACGCCACCTGCACCCAAGACAATGCAAGTTACTATTCCTGGAGCTGATGGTGTTCTAGACCTCTCTGAGTGGTTCGCTCATCGTCCACTCTTTGGCAAGCGCACAATCGAGTTTACTTGTTATCCAAACGCCGCTCTTGACTGGCTAGAGATTGAGCAGTCACTTACTAAGCTGCGCAACTTCTTACATGGCAGAGCGTATGACTTTAAGTTGTCCTGGGATGAAGGTTACACATACCACGGGCGCTTCGAGGTTGATACCCAGAAGATGTTTATGCAAGGCGTTGCGCTCAAAGTAAAGGTTGTTTGCGAGCCTTACAAGAGCAAGGGCATTGTCGAGTATTTGCTCAACGGCGAGCTTGGCAAGTCTTACGTTGTTGACGGTCCTGCGCATGACGCCTTGGCAGTTATTACCACGCAGGCGAATGCAATCGTAAACATCAACGGTACGAGCTTCTTCTTAAGTCCTGGCGTATGGTCGAGTGATGCTGCACGTCTCCACAACGGCAAGAACACAATCACGGTAAACACTACGCCTGACTACGGCACAGCCCTATGGCGTGATTACACAGGTGATAAGTGGAATCGCTTTGACGGGCTCACGCTCAGCTACCTTGCCAGAGCAGGACAGAACAGGCTCAAGAGCCTTAAATGGCAAGCTTACACAGGTAAGACGTGGGAGAGCGTTCGCGGCGCATGGCAAAACAACATGTACGTTGGAGACAACGAGAATCATCCAGGCAATGATGTATCACTCAAGTTCGAGTGGAAGGACATTTAATGAGTACTAAGACAGCAAGGCTGGGACTTACTAAGCCAGATGTGACAGATGATGTCACGCAGACTATTAAGGACTTGGCCAAGAACTTTGACCTGCTGGACGCAATGTTCCCAGTAGGTGCGATTTACCAAAGCACCAAACCAGCCGACCCATCCACGTTTCTTGGCGGCACATGGCAAGCGCTCAATGGTGTATTCCTGTTAGCACAGTCTCAGAAGTTCCCAGCTGGCTCTACAGGCGGCGAGGACACTCACACGCTGACTATCAACGAAATGCCAAGCCATAGCCATGACACTAGCATGCACTATGGCACGGATAACGGCGGCGGTACCCAGTGGACTGCACGCTCGGCGGACACCTATACCAATTACCGCTTCCAAGTTGATGCAGTCGGCGGTGGCCAGCCACACAACAACATGCCACCATATCGTGCGGTCTATATGTGGGAGAGGGTGGCTTAAATGTACATCTTGAAGTATGCAGGTAGTGTGCTTCATGACCCACGAACAGACACTCAAATCTCAGCTGGTATCTTAAAGGAAGAGTCGGGACAGTCCCCGACTCTTTCTCTTACTATCCAGCCAACACATCCACTCTGGGATAGCTTCTCCCGTGACACAGTAATGCTTCCAAACAGAGAGGTTGAGCTGGTCGAGTTTGAGACTGGCATTGTACTCTTCCGTGGTCGTGTTAGAGCAATCTCTATGGAGTTTGACGGTAGTAAGAAGCTAATATGTGAAGGTGCGATGGCGTATCTCAACGACACAACCGTCAGACCTTACAAGACCTATGACACAGACGAGATTGAGTGTAACATCAACGCCCCCGCTGAAGCTAACAAGCTATTTGAGTGGTTCATTGAGCAGCACAACGCACACGTTATGAATGCGTGCGAGAAGTTCAGAATTGGCGTTAATGCTGGCGCAAATTATGGCAAGCTGCAACGCGGTACAGGTACTAGACCCGCAACACTCAAAGAGATGCGCGACAAGCTTGAGAAAGCGTGCGGCGGTTGGTTGCGTGTGAGGTATGACGCAACAGGATCTATTATCGACTGGCTACCAGATACGGGCGCAGCAGAAGCTACTCAGAGAGTAGAGCTTGGCAGCAATCTTCTTGACCTCGATACACAGGTTGACGGCAAAGACATTTACACGGCCATTGTCCCCGTTGGTAAGACTGGCAAAGGCTCAGAGGAGCGTAAGGTCAACGTATCAGCTGAGACGGCTTACGTTCCCTTTGGCTTTGTCATCCAGGACGATGCAGTTGTCGATATGACAGCGGCTGAGAAGTACGGACTCATTGAGAAGACAATGTCCTACGACTTGGATAAACCGCAAGCACTTGCTGATAAGGCTGTTGCTGACCTTGCGGCGGGCAAGCTTGATGACTCAATTGAGGTATCAGCGTTTGACTTGCACAACCTCAATGAGCAAACGCTACCAATTGACTTCTTAGACCGTGTATTCGTTAAGAGTGAGCCGCATGGCATTGAACGTTACATGATCTGCTCAGGTCGCACGATTAACCTCACTAACCCAACCACAACTCAATTCAAGCTTGGCGCAATTACCGCAACGCTGACAAAGGGAGCCACGAGCTCACAAGAGTCTGCGCAGGAAAGCATTGCAAAGCGTGTTACTTCTCTCTCTAACGCAACAAGGAACATTGCCAAAGACGCAGCGACTACCACCATCAAAGTTACAGCAGTCGAGGAGAAGGCGGCGGCAGTTGAGAAGAAGGCTGACGCAGCCACAGAGAAGATTGCTGACGTAGCAACCACAGCAACAGCGGCGGCGGAGAAGGTCGAAACCGTCGCAGCTAAAGCTGAGAAGGCAGCAGAGGAAGTGAGCCATGTAGCCACAGACGCAAAGAACGCAAATACAGCAGCAAAGGAGGCGAAGACTATGGCAACGGAAGCGAACAACAAGGCGTCAGAGGTGAAGGCAACGGTTGATGATATGGCAAACGCTTTCTCTCACGATGAACATGGCGCACACGTAGGAGATAAAAAAGCTGGTCATGTCACTGTAAAAAGTGACGGAATGAGCATCTATAACGGTGAAGTTCCAATTGCAAGTTTTGAGAGTGGCATTATTAGTCTTAATAATGGCTCTCTTAATATTGTCGCTGGCTATCAAGATAATAAAGGCGATAGAGCCACAGCCCTAATGACTGACAATATTCTTTTGAAGCCAACGGGTTATTTGTTGAGCGACTCGCAAGCAATTGCTGCAAAGATTTCTAATTCTGACGGAATGCATTTTGCTGAGCTTGGCTTAACGGATTCAACTCTAATGCTTTCTGCTGACAACCGCGCAAAAGAAGAATCTATTAACTATACCAACCTTGTCAAGCTTCTGAAGTTCACTCCATGGACTACTCTGCAAGACGATGGCGCGTGTCGTGTACGCTACTGTATTCGTGGCGGCATGATGTATCTCGATTGCTATCTTGCAGCGGGATATTCGGCTCGTACCACTACGGCAGAAATGCCAGACAATCTTCTGCCAGCCATTGAGGGTTATTACCCAATGGGTACGGAGACAGGTGACCACACCGCAAAGATTTGGATTGGCGCAGCTGGTGGTAGTAATAAGCATATTTACCTCTACAACAACAGCACCGGTTATGCTACGGGAATTATTCCAATTCTTCCGAAGAGTATGGAATAGAGGTGAGGTCATGAATATTACGGCTGAAATGGTTTCCTTCTTCATCTCCATTGTAGGTGCGTTTCTGGGTGGTCTTGTTGCTATCTCGAACTGGCAGCGTGCTAGTCGAGAAGACAAAGAAAAAGAAGACGCCTGGAAGAGCACCATCACCAACACGCTCACCCGCCTAGAGACGCGCCAGCAGGTCATGAATGAGCAGCTTGGCAAGTATCAGCAATCGCTTTCTGATTTAACTGCCACACTGACCCAGCACACAGCTGAACTTTCTGTGGTTGGAATTGTGGCACGAAGGGCGGATGAAGTGTCAAAAAAAGCAGCAACAGACCTCGCCGAGGTCAAGACCGACGTGAAAAACCTAGACTCACGCATTACTAAGTTGGAAAAGTAAAGGAGCAGAAATGATTAACTGGAAAGTACGTCTACACAATCCCGCTTGGTGGTTGGGAATGGCGGGCATCGTCATGAGTCCTATCCTGGCATACCTTGGACTGGCTTACTCCGATTTAACTACATGGGGCAGCTTGGCTGATGTATTCGTGAAGTTCATTAGCAACCCATACCTCATTGGCACTGTGGTTGTGGCGGTGCTGGGTGCTATCGGCGTTACGGTAGACCCAACTACAAAGGGCATTAGCGATTCAGAGCGTGCAATGACATACGACAAACCAAGTGTGAGCCCTTTAGACGAGGAGACGCACTAATGGCTGATTTTTCAGGACAAATTACCGCGGATGCGTATATTCCAACGTCAGCATATTCAGCTGGGCGAGACGGTCATTCCGTGCAGTATATCGTGGTACACCATGAAGCTGCCACTGGTTTAGACGGTGCAGCCATTACAGCCATGTGGGATAGAATGCAGGCACAATCTGCGCACTATTCTGTGGACGGTGCAGGCACTATCACCCAACACGTACTGGAGAGCAACACCGCGTGGGCGTGTGGTCGTTGGGTTGCTAATTGCGAGAGTATCAGCATTGAGCACGCTAATAATTCCACATCGCCCTGGACAGTTTCAGAAGCTACCTTGGAGAGCGGCGCACACCTTGTTGCGGCGTTGCTTATCAAGTACGGACTTGGCTATCCACGCTGGGGCGGTAACGTCCGACCACACAAACAGATCGTGGCCACGGCGTGTCCTGGCGAGCTTGCTGGCTCTCAGAATACTCACTATATGGAGCGCGTGTGCTACTGGTACGAGGTAATGACCGGCACCCGCACAACTTCTGAAGTTGGCTGGCATACTGACGGCAAAGGCTCATGGTGGTACCAGACGGGCGAGAGCGCGAGCGAGTACGCTATCGGCTGGTATAAGGTCGGCGATAAGTGGTATTACTTTAACGAGAAAGGATGGATGCTCACCGGCTGGGTTCACGCTTCTTGGGAAGGCTCTGAGAAGTTCTGGTGGTACTTTGGCGATACTGGCGCACTTGAATCGGGTGATTGGCTTGAGTACAACGGAAGCTGGTACTTGCTAGGATCTGACGGCCGCATGGCCACGGGCTGGGCTGAACGTAACGGCAAGCAGTACTACCTTGACGAGACTGGCCGCATGATTACTGGTTGGCTCAAGTTTGACGATGACTGGTTCTATCTGCGCTCTGACGGCTCACGAGTTGAAGATTGCCTTTATGAGGTTGGAGCAGATAATATTTGTGCTTTCGACAAGCAAGGCAAGCTTCTCACTGGCGACATCACCGTAACCACCAATGATGACGGATACATCGCAAGCATTAAGTAATATTTACCCCTCTCGTTTTGAACTGCCTCCCATTTCTTGGACATAAGAAATGGGAGGCAGTTCATTTTGACGAGAGGGGCTTTTTTCATGGATAAATACTCCACTTTGATTTTTGCGTGCCTTAAAACGCCTTACAACAAGCCGTTTAACTGGGAATTTGTAACGCTAAATTTAACCGCTTTTCTCTATTGATTGTTTCAATACGGTTAATAACAACGTTTCCCCTTCAATTCTCTTCTTTTGAATATCTCGAGGTAAATCGCCTATCTAAATAGTTAAAACTTTTATTCGAACAGGTATTCTACTTTTACAGTAGCCATACAGTTTGGGGGCAAAATGGAGGCGCTTGCGGTGTTGGCCTAACAAAAAAGGTAGACGGCAAGCCATCTACCTGGAGTTTCTGGTGCCTCCTGCGCGATTCGAACGCGCGACCTGCGGTTTAGAAGACCGACGCTCTATCCAGCTGAGCTAAGGAGACATATAGCGTCGTTCATTATAGCAATAAGGACTGCAAATACGTTGCGCCATCAAAGATTTTCTTATCAGAAGAATGACAAAGGAAAAGAAAAGTGGCTACACTAAAAGCAGCTACACTGATTACAGGCTTACGTGAATGGAGACACTATG